AGTCCGCGATCACCAGGCGCTTGCCGGGACCAGCCACGATGGTCGAGCGCAGGCAGCTCGCGACGACACCCAAGGCGCTATCCTCGAACAGCAGCTCCAGGTCCTCGGGACCAGCCCCGGCGTTGATCATGCCGAGCGCGCCGGCCACGTCCTTGATCGAGCCCCGGAACAGGTTCTGCGGCTGCAGCCGGCGCCCGGCCCAGCGCCCGGTGCGCTGGGCGCCGTAATACTGGAAGGTCCCGCGCAGCCGGCCGTCGGTAGAGCGCGCGCTGACGATCGCGGCGAGCTTGGCGGTCGACGCGCGCGAGGCGTCGAGACGCGCCTGCAGCGCCACGCGCGGCGCGCCGATGACGGTTTGATCGGTGAGCAGCGTCTGCACCGTGACGCGCTTCAGGTCCGGCGTGTCGACGCCCTGGTATTTGAGCCAGTGGCGTAGATTGGCGACCTGGTTCAGCGAGCAGACCTGGCCGTTGGTGAGCCGGATGATCTCTCGTGTGAGATGGTCCTGGGACGAGTGGGTCAGGACCGCGAGCTTGGCGACGAGGCCATGATCGATGCCGAGACCACGCTGGTTGATGCGGTGATCAAGGTTGAAGACCTGGCGCTCGCGGTCGCTCAGCTCGGGCAAGCGCTGATCGAGGGCGCGCTCGGCGCGGACATCCTGGGCGCAGTAATCGCAGAGAGCTTTGAACCGCACCGGATCGGTCTCGTGCCACCAGGTGAGCGGGACCAGCGATCGCGGCCGCGCGAAGCGCAGCATCAGATCGCGCGCCGTCGGATCCTTGGTTTGAGTTAGGCCGAGCGCGCGGCCGGCCAGCTCCAGCGACGCCGGCCAGCCGGCTACCATGGCGCGGGCCATCGTGCAGGACCACTGGGACAAGACGATCGGCGGCCAGCCCTGCGGGACCAGCTTCTCGTGGTAGAGGTTGAACTCAAAGAGGTAGTTGTGCGCGACCACGGTGCAATTATTTGCGACCGCGGTAAGAAAACTTACCGGCGGCGGTCCCGAAAGCCAGGTCTCGACAGGACCATCGTCGATCGCAAAGCAGAGCACCGTGATCCTGGTGCTCGGATGCTCGGCGTAAGCATGCGAGCCGGTCTTGCGCAGATCGGCAGTCGATGTGGTCTCAAGATCGAGGACCAGGCGCGGCATGTTTATTTACCGAACAGCGTTTCTTCCAGCTCTCCTAAAGCCCATAGTTTTCTTAAACCGGCTTCCTCGCCTTCTGCGCGGCCGATACGCAACGCGCTGGTGATCCCGCCTTGGCGGCGGACATACTTGATTGCGTCCTCGCTGATAAAATCATCGCCGCACGCGTTGAACAAGCCGCGGTTGAAACCCGTGATGTAGTCGTTCGTGCTGATCCCACGACGCGCAGCAGCAAACGTAATGAACAGCGCGGCAAGCGTGCGATAATATCGGCGCGGGTCGTCTTTGATAGTCATACAGCACCTAGTTCCTGTCGTGCTTTCTCGATGGCGAGATTGAGGCGGCGCAGTTCTTTGTCGTCGCCGTTCGCCTCGGCGGCGAGGCGGCGATAACGTCCGTTCACGATCGCCAGCGCGTCGGTCTTATCGAGGCCGGCCGGGACCACACCCAGCACCGCGTGCCAGTCCAAACCATCATCGGGCGGCGGCAGCGCGAGCCGCGCGCCTTCCAGCGCTTGCTCTTGCGTATAGGTGCCATAGCGCTCGAACGTGCGCAGCCCTTGCAGCGTCAGCGCCACCGCATGCGCGTTGTCTTCAACCCTCAAATAGCTATCACACGCGATCACGCGCAGGCTCGGCACGCTCGCGCCTCGGGACTTGATCTCGAACCAGACTGCAACTGCAGGATCGCTCGGCCCACGCCGATAAGCCGGGGACATCGAGACGACATAGCGCCTGGCTCCGTAGCGCCGCATCTCGTCCTCGATCTCGCGCAAGCTTTTCGCCAGCGTTGTTTTTACGAACGGCGAAGCACGCCGCTGCGCGACGCGAGGCTTGGTCTCGGGCCAGCACAGCGGGTACTCGGTGACATCATCGAGCGTGGTAATCATGGGTCAAAAGGGATAATCATCTAAAGCAGGCGGGACCACTCTCACCCAGACAACTGCAGCGCGCCCGCTTTTCGTGGATCGACGAAGCAAGCTGTCCCGCACAAGACCTGCGTCCATCAGCTCGACGCGACGAGGTCGCTCGGTGCTGCCGCTCATCTGCAACGCCTCGCAAATTTCCTCGTCTGTCGCGCCACGCGATCCTGCACGCCCGATGAAAGCATAGACAGCCCCGCGCAGCGTGCCGGCGCTCGGCTCAATGCTGAGCGCCGCTGCGTGTGAGGTAGGGCTATGCGGCTGGTAGCGTGTCAGAACGGCACGTCTTCGTCAGCCATCACCGCCGCGCCGGGACCATCGTAATCGTCGAACGCGTCCTTGGCGGGGCCGCGGCCATCGATGCGCTCGCCATCGGTGCGGCAGATCTGGATGTGGTTGAGCCCGAAGCTGACGCCTTTGTTGGGGGTGGTGTACGAGAACACCGACACGTTGGCGCGCACGCCTTGTCCCGCCCAGACATCTTCCGGCGTCGTGATCTCGTTGCGGTGCGCGTCGATCACGCCGGGCTTGTTCTTCGTCCACGGAGCAATGTATTTGCCGTTCGGGATGTCATAGCCCTTGTACTGCTTCTCGCTGGTGTCGCGGAACGGCAAGCGAAGGCCGGCAAGGAACGCGCGGTCCTGGCTCTTGCCTGGTCCCCAGGTCTCGTCGATGCACTCGGCCACGGCCTTGCGCAGCGCCGCATAAGCCGGATCCTTTTGCGCGTTCATGTCGAACAGCAGCGAGCACTGATAAACGGGCTCGCTGCCGGGAGCGCGCGGCCGCGGCGAAAAGAGATTGGGGAAGCTCAAGATACCGACCGGGGTGCGAACATTACTCACGGTTTCTCTCCTCTGGTTAAAACGTATTTGTCCTCAAGCACGACGCCGCCAAGTTTCTTTGCCTCGCGGACGAGGCGCTGCCGTTCGTGCGATGCGTCCGCCATCCACGAGCCCCAATGCAAAGCCGTCTCGAACTTCTTATCGATCGCGGCGATCTGCGCCTCGATCAGAGCAATCCCGAGCGTGGTCATTTGGGGTTAGTGGTCTCTGCGATCTCGCCGGCCAAAGCCGCGTAGCCGGCGCCATCGATGTAGTTGTCGAGGTTGTGCGCGCCGTTGTAGCGACGCGCGATCTTCATGGCTTCGAGCATGTTCGCGACATCGAGCGCGGTCAGCTCGGGCTTGTCCGGCGTGGCGCGATACTTGACGACGAGCAGCGCGTTCCACAGCTCGGCGATCGACTGCAAGCAGGTGCGCGCGTCGCCGTACTGCAGGGCACGATCGCCGTCGACCAGCGCGCCGGCCGTGTTGCAAAGGGCCGCTGCGCGCGCGCTCACAGCAACGCTCCTGCTACCGTCAAAAGAAACAACGTGATCGCGAACGCCAGCAACATGAACGCCAGCACCGTTGCGAGTGGTCCCCATGGCCGGGGCGGTTTGCGCATGGTCTTCTCGCGGTGCCAGCCGTTCGAGACTTCAAGCAGCAGAGGGTTAAGCGACATCGGCTTTCATCCTCCTAGCGGACTTGATGCGGTAGCCCTTCAGCTCCGGCCACACCGCCGATGCAGCATCAAGCTGCTCTTGCAACGTGGCGATCACGAAGTCCGGCGCTGTTGCGCACCACGAGCCAACGTTGAACTCTTGTGTGCTGGTCGCCGACACATGCATCCGCATATCAAAGCTTCCCGAAATCGATCAAGCGCTGCAGCGAGAAGATCGCCTCGTTGAGTTCCTCCGGGACCTCGATCGGTGGATCGCCCCACGCCGCCGGATCCTCAAGCTCGCGCCGCGCGGTCTCGGTCAGCTCAAGAACAAGCGTGAGCGTCTTCCGCAGGTCAGAAGTCGACATCGCTGAAATCCTCCTGCGCTGATGTAGTCCTGGCGAGCTTCACGCCCGACGAGACACGCTCAACCAGCGGCTCGATAAAGGCTTGCGCGGTTTGGTTGCTGCGGCCGACCAGCTTCTCGACCTGGGCAGGAGAGCGAAGCTTCGTCTCCACCACCCCGGGACCAAAATTTTGCACGAGAACAGGCCTGGCCTGGTCCTCGTCGATCCACTTCTGCATCGGCCGCGTCGGGACCAGTCCCCAGCCCGGGATGCGCTCTTGATGCTTCAACCGATCGAGCGCGACTTCCCGGATGCGATCGATCCAAAGCTGCGCGCGCTCGGCCAGATCAAGCTCGTTTGACAGATCGTCTTTCGTCTGCGGTGGATCGAACGTGTCGTCGAACGCTTGCTGCGCCATCGCAACCGCCGCCTTGTGCAGCTCGGGGCAAGCCTGCGCGACAGGACAAAACCTGCACCACTTGCCGGCGTTGAGCGGCGCATCCGGCTTGGCGCATGCTTCGACGCCCGGGACCAGCACCTCGTCGATCCACATGAGAAGGTCCAACGGCGTCGTCTCCCAGGACCAGACCGGCGCAGCGCGCGGCACATGCGGCTGCACGATGGTAAGTTTTATTACCTGCACCAGCTCGCGCTGTGCGGGCGGCAGATGCAGCATCACACCGGCCGCGTAATAGAGCAGCTGCGGGTTCTCGACCGGCGACACCACCACGCCTGTGCCGTTCTTGTAATCGACGATCTCCAGGGTCTCGCGGTTATGCAGCAGCGCCGCGTCGACCGTGCCGAACAAAGGCGTCGGCGGCACGCGGCGTGCAAAATACCGGTCGAGCGACACACGAAGCTCGATCTTCTTCCAGTCGACCGGCGTGTCGATATAGCTGAGCATCACGTTGACGCCATCGATGAAGTCCTGATCGATGACGCCGATATGCCCTTCGACTTGCCACATCTCACCGAGCACGCTGGGATCAAGCTCGGTCTTGCCGGCTTTGGCGGCTTCCTCGATATGTGAGTGCGCGAGCGTGCCGGTCGCAGCGTAGATCGAGGACGGCCGGTGCGGCGCGGTCTTGCTCAAGGCAAAGCTGCCGGGACAAGCCAGCCAGCGATAAGAGCCCGACGCGCCCAGAAGCGAGTGCGCGGTCATCCGTCGTGACCATGATGCGGCTGCCCAAACGTGCGGTCTTCGTCGGTCGGCGTCGGCTCAGGTGTAGGGGGGCCAATATCCGGCAAATCCGGCAAACGGCGCCATGTCCCGTCGAAGCCGGCGCGCAGCCAGACCTCACCGTCAGTCGTCAAGGCAAAGAGCACCTCGCGCTGCATCGTCGCAACCGCGGCGATCTGTATGACGCGTCCGGTCATGGCCGCAGCCCCGCGTCTTGCGCGAGCTTCATGGCCGCGGCGTAAAAGACATGGCCCTTCTCGACCGGCACATCGTAGAACTTCGAGACCTGCCATTGCTTCTGCAGGGCTTTGACCTCGGCGACGCGGCCCGCGGCGTAAGCTTGCCGGACCAAGGCGAGGCCGGCGTCACGAGCTTCGCCGGGCGACATCGAGGCGGCGTCGGGGAACTCCAACGG